ACTTCTGGAAAGATTGGATATATAGGTCATATTCCAGCAAAAACTATGCGTGTTCGTAGACTTAGAGATGGATTCGTTCAACTCCTATATGGAAAAGCAGTGTTCTTCCGCAATTTTGGAGATCAAGAAACAGTTAATCCTATTGCAGGAGGAGAAGATAGACCTAATGAAATTATTCATTTAAAGAAGTATACTCCTACAAATAATTATTATGGAATCCCAGATATAGTGGCAGCATCAAATGCTATGGCTGGTAACGAATTTGCAGGTAAATATAATTTAGATTACTTTGAAAATAAGGCCGTTCCTAGATATATTATTACTGTCAAGGGAGCAAAACTTTCTACAGAATCAGAGAGAAAGCTTTTAGAATTTTTCCAGGTTGGATTAAAGGGAAGAAATCATAGATCTCTATATGTTCCTCTACCATCTGATACTGGAGACTCAAAAGTTGAATTTAAGATGGAGCCAATTGAGGCGGGGGCACAAGAATCATCATTTAATACATATCGCAAAATGAATCGTGATGAAATTCTTATGGCTCATAGAACTCCAATAAATAAAATTGGAACGCCAGAAGGAATCTCCTTGGCTTCAGCACGAGACGCAGATAAAACATTTAAAGAGCAGGTTTGCCGTCCAGCACAGGATATTTTAGAGAAGAAATTAAATAAAATAATTTTAGAAATGACCGATGCACTTGAAATTAGATTTAATGAATTGGCTCTTACCGATGAAGATACTCAGTCTAAGATTGATGAGAGATATTTAAGAATGCAGGTAATTACGCCTAATGAAATTAGAATTAGAAAAGGCATGGTTCCCCTAGAAAATGGCGATGATCCAGTTCAATTAAAGCCACAACAACAGGCAGAAATTAGAACTCAGGCTTCTGGAAATAGAAGAAGAGACCAAGAAAGACAAAATAATCAGCCAGACATTTCAGGGGAAGCCCGAAATGAGCAGGGCGTAGGAAGACAGGTTGAGTAGTCCTACTCAACTGATTATTTGCCTTTTTATGTATAAATAAATATAATTGAGCATATGAACATTGAGAAATCTTTATGGTCTTCGCATGGCGAGAATATCAGCCTATCCGTACCTTTCACAAAAGTAAATCGTGAAAAACGTACAGTGTCTGGTTTTGCCACATTAGACAATCTAGATCAAACAGGCGATGTTGTTACACAGGAAGCAAGCATCAAAGCTTTTGAAAATTTCCGTGGCAATATTCGTGAGATGCATGGATCATATGCAGTTGGCAAAATGGTTTCATTTAAGCCAGAGACATACTATGATCCAGCAACAAAAGAATTTTATAATGGCGTTTATGTAGACGCATATATTTCAAAAGGTGCACAAGATACATGGGAGAAGATTCTTGACGGAACCCTTCAAGGATTTTCAATTGGCGGAAAGATCATTGAATCTGATCACGAAGTAAACAAGGCAACAGGAAAGACAGTTCGTTTTATTAAAGACTATGCTCTTATGGAATTGTCAGTTGTAGATTCACCAGCAAACGAGCTTTGCAACATTTTGTCTATTCAGAAAATGAATGGGCAACTTATGTTTAAAGGAATTGCTGCAGAAACAGTAACAG